TTATATCTCCCGCACAGGTCGGGTTCAATCATGGATTGATGATCCTACACATCGTCTACCAGTCAGCTGCACAGTATTTGTAGTTGAAAATGAAATGGAAGGGCCTAATGGTATCGAAGCCAGCTGGAGATTTGCTTCACATGCTCTTAGGTATGGTGCAGGTTGTGCTATTCATCTCTCTAAACTTGACCATAAAGGAAAGACACGAGAGTCTGGTGTAGTTGCATCTGGTCCTGTAAGTTTTGGTAAAATTTATTCATCATTAAATGAAATACTTAGACGTGGTGGTATCTATAAAAACGGTGCCATTGTTCTTCACCTTGACTTATCCCATCCTGATGCTAGGGAGTTTATCACTACTCCTAGATCCGAATTACCTTGGGTCAAACGTTGCATCAACATCACTGAAGAGTGGTGGCAGGATTGTACGTTCAAGGAACAACTTCTATTTGGAATCAAATCAGGTGACATCTGGCTAAACAAAGTAAAATATGACAATGAAGGAAACCGCATCAGAGGTAACGTCTGTCTCGAAGTATACCTGCCATCACGAGGTACCTGTCTACTACAGCATATCAATCTTGGAGCCTGTGAGTTCGACGACATCCCACGAGCATTTGTTGAAGGTATGTCCGAATTGTGCAGCCTACATAGTAGGACAGCTGTCGGAGATTCTGGAGAATACCTCCCGCCTGAAATTGATAGACAGGTGGGACTCGGCTTGCTTGGCCTCGCAAATCTCCTACGGAGGTACGGAGTAACTTACGATCAATTTGGTCGTGCATTACAACAATACAACAACAACGAAATTATCCGCTCGGCTGCTTATGAACTTGTCTCTCAAATTGCTTCAGGAATTAACCAAGCAGCCGCAATCGCTCGCGACCATAATATGGTTCGAGCCTTTGCTATCGCTCCAACCGCCAGTTGCAGTTATCGAAGCGTGGATCTGGATGGCTATACTTGCACACCAGAAATCGCTCCACCTATCTCGCAGACAGTTGATCGCGACTCAGGTACTTTCGGAGTACAAACTTACAACTATGGTGACGTAGAGATCGCCTCTAAGGTGGGCTGGGAGGCTTACAAACGTGTTGCTGATGGCATCATGACTCTACTAGATAGCACAGGGCTTCTTCACGGTTATAGCTTCAATTCATGGAGTGATACAGTAACCTACGACAATGCGTTCGTGGAAGAGTGGCTTCGGTCCCCGCAAACATCTCTTTATTACTCACTACAAGTAATGGGAGATACTCAAGATAAATCAGACGCATATGCTGCACTAGATGCAGAAGATGTAGAGAATTATTTAGAGGACATTTTAAATGAAGAAATTACCTGTGATTGTCAAGAGTAATGAACCCTTACGAGAAACTACTAAACAGAAAAAGAAAATGGACACCAGTCCAGACAACTGCCGGATCATGCAAGGCAGGGGCGGAAGAGACGGTTTACCGTGCTCTTGCGTTGCGACATATGGAACTACCTGTGGGAGATTTTATCCGTGATGGATTGGCTACCGACGTACCAAAACTATCGAGGAAGTTATTGGAATCAAATGTCACCGACGAGGAAAATCACGACCTGGCACTTGGTTACATTGCCAATGCTTACGGTGTTGACAAAAAAGCTGAATCGGAAGCTCTCAGGCTCAGGGAAGCTTGGACTTCGCATCCAGATCACACAATCCTCAAAGCAATGGTTGCCGAACGTGCAATTTTCTTCGTTCTTCTACCATTCTTTCGCTTTAATGGTGATGCTGGAATGCGAACAGTCAGTGCGGATATAAGTAGAGATGAACAAATTCACGTTGCTGCCAATAGCCTTGTTTGTCGGGAGCTGGGGCTTACTGTCAGTCCTAGTCTTGATAAACTCCGCAAGGCAACTATCAATTGGGTAATGCAACCTTTGGGTAGCAATACCGATAAATATTTGGACAAAAAATTTTGGCTGGATTCTAGTGATCGTTTAATGTATGAAGGTAAAGCACCTGAGCTTTCTGATACTAAAGCTGCTAGAATGCCTGCATTCTTTGAACATAGTAATGTAAACCTTCCACAATATGCCTGACTTAAATTTACTTGATGTTCGTGGCATGACAGCTAATGCTATGTTGTCTAAGTTAAATGAATCCTTCCCACCAGTAAACCCTAACCCTGAAGATACAATGGAAAAAATTATGTATAGGTCTGGTCAACGTAGTGTCGTTGAGTGGGTCATTCAATATATGGATGAAAATTAATGGGAGTAAGTACTGAATATTATAATCCCGCACTTGCTACAAGTGAAGAAAAAGGTCTTAGTCAATTTGGCGATGCAGATCTTGCTGCTAATAGATCGGCTGGTTTTTCAGATCAAGAGATTCTAGAATTTTTGGATGCTAATCCAGAAACCTTGAATCCTCAGCAACAACCTGGTGTACCTGGTGGTATTTATGAACAAGTATCTTTAGGTGCACAACAAGAAAGCAGAAGGGAAGCTGAAGAAGCTCAAAGGCAACAAGAATTAGACCGAATAGCTGCTGATGCTCAAGCTGAACAAGAACGATTAGCTAGAGAACAAGAGGAACGTTTGAAAGAATTAGAAATTGCTAGTAGGACTGCACAACAAAATCAACTTGCTGGTAGTAGAACTGCTCAACTTGAACTACAAAGTATTTCTAATTTACCTGGTTCACAAGGTGGTACAAGTGCATTTAAACGTAGACCTTTACAAATTAAACCACAAGTTTCAACAGGATTGTCTCCGAGTTTACCTGCTTCTTCTAGTTTAGGTATTAATGTATGATGACTGCTCAATCACGTTATGAGAGATTGTCTTCAGACCGATCCCAGTTTCTAAATACTGCTAGACAAGCAGCAGATCTAACTCTTCCTTATCTAATCCGTGGAGAAGAAACATATTATAAAGGTGCACGTAATCTCATTACACCGTGGCAAAGTGTAGGAGCTAAAGGTGTAGTGACGCTTGCAAGTAAACTAATGCTTGCACTGCTACCACCACAAACCAGCTTCTTTAAGCTACAGGTTAATGATATTAATATTCCTGGAGAATTAGGACCAGATATTAGATCAGAACTTGACTTGTCGTTTGCTAAAGTTGAACGCACGATTATGGAATCTATTGCAGCTTCTACTGATCGTGTTATAATTCATCAAGCACTAAAACATTTAGTCGTTGCTGGTAATGCTCTTATCTATATGGGAAAGGATGGGCTTAAATTATACCCTTTGAACCGTTATGTTGTAGATAGAGATGGCAGTGGCAATGTTATTGAAATTGTAACAAAGGAAACAATCTCTAAAAAATTACTTGAAAAAAATTATCCAGCATTTGACCTAAAAAATAACTGGGAAAATGTTGATGATTCATCAACAGATGAATGTGATGTTTATACTCACGTAACGTTAGACAACAAAACATGGGTTTGGCACCAGGAGGTTTATAATGATGTACTTCCTAAGTCAAAGGGTAAAGCTCCTGTTAATGCTAACCCTTGGCTGACACTTAGGTTTAACCATGTTGATGGGGAAGCATATGGACGTGGACGTGTCGAAGAATTCATTGGTGATCTAAAGTCACTTGAAGCTCTGTCACAAGCCCTTGTAGAAGGCAGTGCAGCAGCTGCTAAGGTAGTGTTTACCGTTTCACCCTCCAGTACAACCAAGCCTCAAACACTTGCACAAGCAGGTAACGGAGCTATCATTCAGGGTAGACCTGATGATATTGGTGTTGTACAGGTAGGTAAAACGGCTGACTTCCAAACTGCTTATCAAATGATAGGAAGTTTATCACAACGTCTTAGTGATGCATTTCTTATTCTTAACGTAAGGAATAGTGAACGTACTACTGCTGAAGAAGTACGTATGACACAACTTGAACTTGAACAACAACTTGGGGGACTGTTCTCCCTACTAACTGTTGAGTTCCTTGTACCTTATTTGGATCGAAAACTTTCTGTTGCTCAAAGGACAGGTGAGATTCCACGTCTTCCTAAAGGTGACATTGTTAAGCCTACTATTGTAGCTGGTATTAATGCACTTGGCCGAGGTCAAGATCGTGAAAGCCTTGCACAGTTTCTTACTGTTATTGCACAAACAATGGGACCACAAGCTATCCAAGAATATATTAATCCTGAAGAAGTTGTCAAACGTTTGGCTGCTTCGTCTGGTATTGATACATTGAATCTTGTTAAGAGTATGCAAGAGATTCAAAAAGAACAACAAGCTGCTGCTCAACAGCAACAACAAATGCTGATGACTCAACAAGCTGGGCAACTAGCTTCAGTAAATCAGAAACGTGAGCAAGCATCAGCTGAAATGATACAACAACAACAACAACCACCACAATAATATGGCAGAAACTTTAACAATGAATGAAGCCCCTGCTGATCAGCCTGAATTTAATGCTGATGAGCAGAACTCTTTTGAAGTAGCAGAATCTATTTCAGGAGAATCACAACTACTTGCAGGTAAGTTTTCAGATCCACAAGCTCTGGAACAGGCTTACCTTGAACTACAAAGTAAACTAGGACAACCAAAAAATGAACCCGAAACCAGTGAAGAATGGGAGCAAGAAGAAGCCCCCGAAGAAGTACTAGAGAACCAAGAAGAGCAAAAAGAATCTACTAAAGAAGTTCTTTCTGAAAAACAAGCTGATCAGTTGTTTGAAATGGTTGGTGGTAAACAAGCTTATAAATCAATGATTGGTTGGGCTAGTGAATCTATATCTAAAGAAGAAATAAAGATGTATGATTCTGTTATGGCAGAAGGTAATCCTAACTCAATTTTCTTTGCAGTACAATCATTGTATAGTAAATATACTGATGCTGTAGGTAAAGAAGGACAAATGTTGACAGGTAAAGGTTCTAATCAAAAGAATGCTTCATTTCGTAGTCAGGCTGAACTTGTTGAAGCTATGTCAGATCCACGTTATGATAAAGATCCTGCTTACAGATCAGACATTATGCGTAAACTAGAAAACTCTGAGATTTCATTCTAATGACTGTTACCACCAACGAACACGGACAACAAAACCTCTTTGCAAAAGAACCCACCATGTACACTGACGAAAATTACACTGTGAATCATAACGAAAAAGCAGAAAAACTAAACGGTCGCCTGGCTATGCTAGGTGTGATTGCTGCGCTTGGAGCGTATGCACTAACTGGTCAAATTATCCCTGGTATTTGGTAATGATTAAAAAAGCTACTAAAAAAGTTACTCCTACTGCTAAACGAGTCGCTAAAAAAGTTACTCCTACTGTTAAACGAGTTGTTAAAACTGCTAAGAAAAAATGATTGAATGCCCACAATGTACTGCGCCTCAGCAGTACGTTCTAGAACAACTACAGGCTTCTGCTGGTGTGACAGACCGTACAGCACTGGCAGTCATTATGGGTAACATCCAACAAGAGTCTAACTTTAAACCTAACATCTGCGAAGGTGGTGCTATCGTTCCTTATGATAGATGTCTTCGTGGTGGTTATGGTTTAATTCAATGGACATCTAAACATCGTTACATTGGTCTTAGCAACCATTGTACTAAACGTAACGAAGATCCTAGTGGTCTTAAATGTCAAACTAATTACATGATTAATGAGATGAGGTTTAGAAAAGATCTTTATGCTTTTCAAACTAATCATCAAACAGTACGTTACTACATGAATGCTGCTTACTACTGGTTAGGCTGGGGTATTCATGGCAATCGTACAAAATACACTTATTCTTTTTTAAACAAACTAAAATGAAATTCCTTGCTATCCTCCCCGCTGCTGTTATTCTTTCCACTCCTGCAGTTGCTGGTCCTTACGTAAACATTGAATCAGAAACGAAATTTGATGGTCTTGATTCTGAAGGTACTATTATTCGTAACGATGTAGGTTATGAAGGTACACTTGGTGAAAATTCTACATGGTATATCCAAGGTGGTCCAGCACTGGTCCTACCTGATGGAGGTACTGTAACAACTGAAGCATCTGCTAAAGTTGGTGTCAAAGCAAGTCTTACTGAAAAACTTTCTGCCTATGGTGAAGTAAAAGGTATTACACAAGATCAAATCAATATCGGTAAACCAATCCAAGCATCAGCTAAACTTGGGGCTAAATATAGCTTCTAAAATTTAAACTTTTATTATTTAACACAATGTCATACGGACAACTTGTACGAGATGTAGGTGGTCTTTCTATACCTCCTTATGATTATGTAGGAATTACTCCACCTGCGGCACCAACTAATGGAGATCAAGTCCTTGTTCATCGTATCGGTGGATCAAGCGGTACAGTGGTAGCAACATTAACTCTTACTTATGTCAGTGGTTCACTTTCTTCTGTAACTAGGACTTAAATATGGCTTATAACTTTAATCCTTTTACAGGCAATCTCGACGAGGTAGGGGCTGGCGCCGCTGCTTTTGAAGTCAAAGGCACGGTAGCAACTGTCGGCGACTTGCCTGGCGGTGCCACCCAAGGCGATGTTTATCTGGTCGAAGCTGACAATAATTTTTACGTCTGGGACGGGTCTGCATGGTCATCGCTCGGCACTTTAGCTGGCCCCCAAGGCCCTACCGGTGCTACCGGGGCTACCGGGGCTGCAGGCACTGACGGTGCAGATGGAGCCGATGGCATAGGAGTTGACGCGGGTGGCACTACGGGCCAAGTGCTGGCGAAAGCAAGCAACACTGATTACGATACCGAGTGGGTTGACCAAACAGGAGGTGGCGGCACCCCTGGAGGCTCCGACACCCAAGTCCAATTTAATGACGGCGGAAGCTTCGCTGGCGACAGTGGTCTAACGTATGACGACGCGGCAGGCGCCTTAACCGTTGGCGGAAAAACCGTTACGACAGATGCGCCAATCATCAATCTTAGTCAGACTTGGAATAATGCAGCCACAACATTCACTGGACTAAAGCTAAATGTAACCAACACTGCAAGCGCAGCTGGTAGCAACCTGCTGGATTTGCAGGTGGGCGGGACGAGTAAAGCGTTTATTACAACCCTTGGTTATCTTGGAATTGGAAGCGGCTTAAGCGGTAACAATTTTATTCGAAATGGATTCTCACTAAATGCCGGATTAGCACTAATAGGAAATAACTCTTTTGCTGTAAATAATAATGGTTCTTACGGCGCTCTTGTTAGGAGTCCTTATTTTTGGTTGAACGGGTCCGGTTACCTTGGCTGGTCCAGCAATCTAGCTGCAGTTGTAACTCCAGACATTGCCCTAGCCCGCGACTCCGCAGGCGTCCTCAAGGTAACCAACGGCTCCACTGGCACTGGCTATCTAAAACTTATTCCTACAACAGTTGGTGCATTAACTGCAGCTGCAACTGTAGGTGCAGGCACTAAAGCCTTTGTGACTGACGCCACGAATACACTGGCCAGTCATCACGGTGATGTTGTAGCAGGTGGAGGCAGCAATTTCACACCTGTCTATTCTGACGGCACTGACTGGAGGATCGGCTGATGAAATCCTCTGCAAATTCCTCTTCCGATCTAACCATGGACACACTTTCTCTCACACTGACCAACACCCGCGTTATTGACGGGTTGATCTTTGCCGCCAATTCTGCTGGTAAGACACCTGAGGCTTATGCTGAATGGTTGTTAGGACAGGACGGCGATCGGTTCGCCGACGCTAACAATTACGGCGTTGTCACAAGTGCAGGATTCTTTGCACGTTTCACACCAACTGAATATGCAGATGTTCTTGCTGCTTCTGTCGATACGGTAGAAGTGTCAGAGAAGATTGGCGGCCTAGCAACTGAAGAACAATACGCTGCATACCAAGCGGCAGTTCTTGAGTATTCAATGCTCGAAGACCCTACCGCTGAAGAAACTGCAACGTATGAAGCAGCGCTTGGAGCGTATCAACTAGCTACCACTGCTGAAAATCAAACCGAGGTTGATGCCGCTGAAGCGCAGAACGCAGCCGCTAATGCAGTCAAAGCATTACTTGATGAACTAACAGCAGCAGAGACAGTAGAACTTGATGATCAACGTGTGACCGACGGTCTTGCGCTGCTGGTCAGCATGGAACTCCT